CGTTTTACACGGGACAACCTGCAGCTAGACAAGCTGTTATTCCTGCAGCTCCTCAATCAGCTCAACCGTTAGTTGGTGTTGAGGCTCCTCAAACAGTATTAAGCCAACCGAGTGTATTGGACACTACTAGGCAAGCTCCTGCGCCGATGCAGCAACCTGTCAGTGCTCCTACTGGACAATCGCAAATAATGAGTCGTGTTGCCGAAGAACCTGCTCAACAAGAGGAACCTCTTCAAGTTGCGAGTCCTGATACAGGCGAGATACTAACGGAGTTTGGTAAGGACGTTGCACTTGATATAGCAAAAGATGAAATCAAGAGCCAACTAGGCATAGAAACAACATCAGAAGGTCTCAAAGCTCTTGCTGAAATTATATATCCCGGGAGCACAGGTGTTGGAACTAGCGGTGTGACTGCTGGCTACACACCTGTTAGTGCTGGTCAAATTGCGACAGACTTGTCTATGGCAACGCCTGAAACACAAGCTGCGTGGAACGCTCCAATGGGAGCTGAGACTGGCGCATTAACTACGGCTGGAAACGTCGTTGGTGGAGCTGTTGCTGCATATAATGTTACCGATGCCATACAAAATATTGCCAGCGGTAGTAGACGTGGCAAAGGTGCTGTTGAAGGCGTGTTCACTGGTATTGGAACTGCTGTTGGTGCTATTTATGGTGGCTGGATGGGTGCTGGGATTGGTTCTGTCATTGGTCGAACTGTTGGTAGAGGTGTTGCTAGTCTAGGTGAGTCGTTAGGTCTTGTTGGTGGTCGCTCGACCACACAATATCAAATAGACCGTTGGACCTCAGCCATGGAGAACGCTGCTAGTCCAGAAGAGCAAAAGTGGGCAGCTCGTCAGATGGACCGAGTCATAGAACAAAAGCAATCTGGTAAACCACCCATTTGGGAAGAGGGACCTCTTGCTGGTAGAAAGTGGAACCTACAAGACATCAATGGCATGGGTCGTGGAGAAGATGTCTGGGGTGAGTATGCATTCTTTGAGGCGTTTCCAGACTGGTTGACTGGATGGACCGAGCAAGAAAGGAGAATTATTTCTGAGGCTGCATTACGTGAAAATTTACTGAGCACTGACAAAGGTTCAGTTCTCTTTAGTGGAAAGCGTGGTCACCTAGCTCGTATTCAAGAAATTGGGTATCAGGTCAAGCAAGGTACGTATGTTCCTGCCATTTCAGATGAACAACGAATGCAAGACAGAGCTGCTTATGCTCAAGCTAATGGCATAGTTTGGGACCCATCAATGGATGCTCAAGTGGATGCTCAGCGAGCGGAAGAGCACAGACAGATGATGGCTGGAGAACTAAAGCAACAAGCAGCAGCTCGTGCAGAACAAGCAGGTTATCAGCAGGTACAAGGACAAGCTTTGTGGAAGCCAAACTCTGAAAGGGATGGCAATCTTGTAATGTTATTCCCATATCCAGTTGGTGAAGTAACGATTAGAGATGCCAACACTGGACAAGTACTTGCGGTAGGACAATCTTCAGGTCCAAGCAACGGATTTGCGGATACCATTCGATTTGATAGACCAGGAGGAGCGTTTCAAAATGTCATCGTGGAAGATAGGTATGGTAACTCGATACCTATATCGGACGGTAGCCAAAGGATGGAAGGGATATCTGTTACAGGGTACGCTGCGCCTGGTGCAGGGATGGGTGCGTTCCCGAGTTTCACGCCACCGCCAGTAACACCACTACCGCCAGTAAAGCCTCTCAAGAAGATAAAATATAAGAAACGTGAGTTGCCGAAGGTGACATATAAAGCGCCAAAAGCGCCAGTACAACCAAAGGCACCTAAGATTCCAGCTGGAGTAGAGAAGTCTAAGGAGAGGTAACATGGAAAAACAACTAAAAAGAGAAGTTGATTTTGGAGCTATGCATCGAGATGCGATGGATACAATGGCTGCCATGGAGCAGATGCTTGCTACAGTTCGCCGTATGGCTGACTTTGCTGCACATTACATGGAGAACTACGAGGAAGAGGAGTATGACGACGAAGAAGAAGATACTCACGAAGACCCTATGAAAGATGCTGACAAGGTTATTGATGACAAGAACATTAATCTCGAAGGCATGATGAATGATGACAGCGGTAAGACCAATATGGTTGACCGTTCGAACAAAGATAGTCGCAAGAAGATAGCAATCATTAAGTTACGAAGGATGTAATGAGATACGTTGGTGATTTACTGACATCTGTACGGGAGCGCAGCCACAACCAAGAATATACGATTGGTAGTGGCACATCCTCTATTGAAGATGTAGTAGAGGGCGTTGGCAATCAGCAGCTCATTGAATTTGTCAATGAAGGGCAAACGCATATACAGAGTGCTATCATAAACGCTCATCCTGTCGAGTTCGTTGTCAGTAAAGAAATCAATGTAGTTGCTAATCAAGAAGAATATTCAATTCCTGACAACGTCTTTGTCAATAACAGACTTATTTCAGTTCAATACACTTCTACTGGAAATGCAATTGACTACTACCGATTGCCACCACGTCCTCTACGAGACAGATTTACAGATATTACTAGTCATCCAAGTTGGTACATCCGCAGGTCAGGGAAGATATTGTTGAATCCAATTCCGACAATAGGAGTTGGTAAGATTCGTGTTGAGTATTATAGAGAAGCTGACAGGCTAGCGTTACGGGCAGGTCAAATCAGTGCGATAACGGACAACGGTACTATTAGTGCTCTTACTATAGGAACTGCCGATGACTTACCTAATCTTATCAGCAATATTGGCGACAAGTATCTGTGTATTTGTGACAAGGACGGAAATGTTAAGGAATATAATATTTCATATACGTCCTATGATTCAGGAACTGGTGTTTTTTCTGGTATTAATCATCTCCGCACTAACAATGCTGGAATTACTACAGATGATTTTATCACAGTTGGGAAATATACAAGTACACATTCAGAACTGCCAGTAAACTGCGAACGGTTTTTAGTCAGCTATGGAACCGTTTTAGCATTGAAATTAGACTCGTCGTCAGATTGGCAAGATGAGTTAGCAATGTTGCAGGTAATGAAAGCAGATATCGTAGATAGTTTTGGGGACATGGATGAGGATGTAAAAGACTTCCCTGTTCTTGATAGTGAGATACTTTTCTAATGAGCGCACCCGGTGGAATCCGACGCAACTTTAGCAATTTCAAAGGACTCAATCAGGGTGCTGATGACCTTACACGTCCTGTAGAATTTGCTGATGAAGCTACCAATGTCGAGATTACAAGAAAGGGTTCTGTAGTTAAGCGACCTGGCGTTAAGAGTCAGACTTTTGTCACAACAAATTCATTTCATGGCTTATATAGTCACGTATTTTCTCGTCCAGCTCCTAGTACTAATACAAGCTTCTCTTTACCAAACACGGTGACAACAAACACCACGTCCTTTTTTGCACCAAGTGGATTTGGGATTAATTGGATAAACACATCTGCATTGTTAACTACTGGCTTTTATTGTACTGCGATTTGTCCCACGGCTGGCGCTGACTATTATACAGAGTATGTTGTTGTAAAAAATTTGAATTTTAACGTACCAAGCGACGCAGAAGTTGTTGGCATAACCGTGGAATCATTGTGGGTTGCTGCAAGTGTTAATTATATCAAGCCAATTCTTGCACTTACTTTAGATGGTGGCACAACTTTAGAAACAGATATTCAACTGGATAACGTGCCAGTTACAGGGTTACAAGAATTACAAATTTACGGAGGTAAGACCGACACACTTGGAATCGAAACACTTACCCCTTCCATAGTAAATGATTCGAATTTTGGTGTTGCCTTACGTGTTATTGCAAACGCCATAACTAGTTCTCCCACAGGCAATGTGCGTCTAGCTTATTTGAAAGTTGCGGTGAATTATAGACCTGCGATTGACAACAGCGACACGACCAAACTGTTTAGCTTTGGCAAACATTTAGAAGAACACTCTAATGGAAATATAAAAATAGTATACAGTCCTTCTGGTGGTGGAACTCCTCCACCAGCCAAATTGTTTATATTGCCAGACACAGCTACTGGTCAATATAAAGTGGATTTGCAAATTAACGATTTAAGCATTGTTGGGTTTCCTAAATACTACGACACAGACACAGCCCCAGCGCTTATTAAAAATTTATACGACGATATTAACGCTACTGCTGACTTTTACATGGAGGCAACTCCGGCAGGTGAAGTAGCTACAACTGTGACAGAACAACCCTACATCCACTGCCCCGGACATACATTTACTGATGTGGATAATGTCACAATCTGGTCAGAACGATATTTGACAAACACATCGCGTTATATTCTGGGGTCGGACTATAATTACGTAAGATTAGATGGCAATGTTTCTGCCGATGCTGGGACTGTTATGGGGATTTTTAACCAGCTGGTTGCTTCAATTCCGGAACAAGATGGAGTGTTGCTACCTGCCAACGACACGACGGCGGGAGATATTGAAGTGCCTTGGCAAGTGCCCACCAACAACATTTTGACCACGAATCTATACAAGATAATTCAAGGAGAAACGAGGTTCCAGCCATCGACTGTGTTTGAAGAAGAGCCGTTTGTCTCTGCTCAGACAACTCATGGGGTCAACGATACAAACACCAGTTTTGTCAGTAAAAGTAGCAACATATATTTCGGACTGCCCTTTTATATAAATTCTGGAAATTTAACACAGAATGGAACCACCTTAACTGAAGAAAATGGGGGGTTATGGAAACACGATGGTAGGGATACGTATTTAGCAGGAATGCCCAGTATTCCCACTCCAGATTCCATAGTGCCAGTGCTGTCGTATGGCAACGATGGGATGACGGCGAGTTCAACTTATAAGTTTAAGTTCCAATATTGTTACAGAGATTATCGTGGTAATTTTATAGAAGGACCGTTGTCTGACGAAATTGCCATGCAGACTAGTGCCACACAACTGAATGCAGTTTTTACGTGGAACAATCCGCGAGCACACAGAGCGCCTTTTGCTTGGCGTGGAGTCTTGCCTCAAAGCGATATTGGAGGTTGGGTTACTATTATTACTGACGAAATCCCAGGGACAGATGGTGGTATTTTAATAGGAAACGTACTGCCGGGAACCGAAGTGGCTTTGTTTAATGCTGGAATCGCTCCGTTTACTGGTAATTTTACTACGCGAATTATTGCAGATACGGACGCTACTCCTCTTGGCACAACTTATTATTTGGACGAGCCAATTAGATATATGCCAGCTGGCGGAAGCCTTCTCACGTATAAACATCATGCTTGTTTATCGCAAATCCGAATCAGAGTATGGCGAACCGTTGCAGACGGTAGCTTGTTTTATTTTTGTTGCGACTTGCCAGCTATTAGAATCCCAGGAGAGACGTATGCATTTTTTGACGGAACGGCAGATTCCGACCTTGGCGAGCCGCTAATTGAGCCTGACAGACGACCTTCCTTGTTTCCAAAAATTTCAACGCTCTCGACGCATCAAGGATTAATCATAGCCAGTGGAAATCCCGACGACCCAGAAACAATCTATTTTGAAGACCAACTAATACAGGAATCAAGCCCAGCTTCGACATCTTCCTTTCAAGTCGTAGGGTCACAAAGCAGCGGTGCTGTTACCGCGCATGCTTCGGATAATGACGACATGTTGGCTGTATTTAAAGACAATCATTATTTCAACGTGGTTGGTGATTTGGACAGTCTCAGTTTTCAGGTCTTGGAAGTTTCCAAAGGTCAGTATGGTTGTTCGGCACACGCTGCAATTGCAAAAGTTAACAACACGTTGTTGTTTCCTTCTAATACGGGTTTCAAGGCTATTGCTGGAGGACAACTAATTACCGATTTTAATGATGTGTTTGTTGATGACTTCTTAGGTAATGAATACACGCAAAGTGTTGGACAAGCTATTGCAACGGAAAATCAAGACAAGTTTGTATTAAGAAGAGCTACAGCTACATATTTTCCAGAGACACAACAATACGTTTGTTTTATTCCATGTGAATCTGGGGTGGTTGGTTTCGAAGGCAGTCGTGAGCCTAATGAGAATAGTCGTGTTTTTGTGCTTCATCTAAAGCAACAAGCTTGGACAAAATGGCAAATGTCACCTGACCTAAACATGGCTGGTGGTGTTACGGTTCATCGAGATGAGTTATATTGGGCAGCTCGGCGATATAATGAATCTACCTATGCAATGATGTGGGGTAAGTTATATCGGCAACGGAATGATGGTACCTCTATTGATTTCCTTGACGAAACACAGCCAATAGAAATGCGACTTCGGATGACATGGGATTCTCTGGATAATCCAAGTGACTACTTTGTTCCCGTGTTTCTTAAGTTATATCAATTTAACAATGAGGACTTTCTGACGGCATTTGATTTGACTGTTAAAGAGTATCGCAACTACAACGAAAACACTGTGTACACACAGGCGAGTCGTACGTTCAGCACGGCTGCTGATAAAGAAAAAAGATTGAAATTCAAGAACGGAAGAGCCAGTTCAATTAGCCTTGAGTTTTACAACAACACAGCTCAGCAAAAACCTGTCCTTACAGGCTACGAGTATGAAGTTCGCAATCCATATCTTCCTAGAATAAAAGCAGGGAGGAATAGGTGAGGCGGTTAAAGACAGGTCGTACGGCTAATACAGTAGGTAACGAACAGCGTGTACCTAACGTACTTCGAGGCTTGCAGAACAAGTCTATATCTGAGGCTACGTATAAGCAGGGTCAGGAGAAAGAAACGGGAGAGACTTGGATAACGGGTGCTCCTATTTTTCGGCAGGTGCTAAGCCTTGGCACCTTACCGGATGCTTCGACAGCACAAGTAATTAAATACTATTCAGTTCCTACGAGTGTAGGTAGAATGTTGAGTATGACGGGTATGGCATATCGCAATGATGGATATGTTCATCTGCCCATACCGTACGTGGATGATATGGCTGGAAACTATATTCAACCAACGTTTTATCCAAATGGTGGAGGATTGAGGATTCAGTACGTGGGCTTTGATTACAGTATTTACAGTGAGGCGCACGTTGTACTGAGGTATATAAAGTAAGGATAGGTATGGTACAGTTAAGTGAAGAACAGAGAGCACAGATAAGAGCACTTCGAGCAGCTGAAGGTAAAGATGCTGCGAAGGCTTTGCGTTTCCAGATGAGAACACAGGCAGGCTTACCAACCAATCCTGCTAATGTTCCTTCGGGAGTTAAGCAGGTTGTTCAGCAAACCCCTGAAGAGTTGGCGAGGATTAGAGAAGCTAGAAACACTCCAGATGCGAATGGAATGTTTTTTCAAATGGGCACTCGTGACGCGCAGTCACAAGGTCTTTCGCCGTTTATTCAGGAGACTCCATCTGCGCCAGCAGCTCCTGCACCTGCAGCTAATCCTAATCGACTAAACCCTGAGCAAAGAGCACAGATAAGAGCCTTACGAGAGTCTGGCGGTAGGGAAGCTGCTCGTGGATTGCGATACTCATTGCGTACTGCAGCTGGGTTACCTGCCAATCCAGCTAATGCTCCTGCGCTACAATTCCAAAATGCGCCTGCAGCCCCAGCCCCTGAAGCACCAGCTCCTGCAGCTGGAGAAGCTCCTGCAGGGGAAAAGCCACTGACCTTTGGTCCTCGTATCAGCAAGCGCATGGACAAGATGTTTGGTCTCGGTCAGGAGATGGTGGATAGGTTCCTACCTGATATTAGCGTTCTCGGGACGGTAGACCCGTCTCGTAGCGCTGAGATGCAGGAAACCCTAGCAATGTCTAAAGGTGGGCTAGGAGGGCTGACAGCAGCCGAGAATGAGGCTTTAAGGGCTAGAGGGTATGAGGAGCTTAATCGTCAGTTCATGGGCGGACAGAGGGCGCTAGCGAACCTTCAGGCGCGTTCTGGAGTACAGGGTGCAGCTGCTACAGCTCAGTTCGGGGATTTGATGAGACAAAGAGCGCAGCAGGCTGCTGGGATGGAGCAGGACATCATGCTCAAGAACATAGCGGTACAAGACCAGCGTAGACAAGCATTCCAGAACCTTCTTAGAACGGCAGAGCAGGATGAGCTGGCAAGACAGCAGTTCAACATCGGACAACAGGCAAACCTCCTATCTGGACAGCAAGCGCTCTTCTTTGGTGGTGCTGGGTTGGCTGGTCAGCTTATGGAGCAGCAGCGTCAGAGACGTTTGGAGCGTGAGCAGATGGAAGCTATTAGACAAGGGCAGATTGCTCAGGCGAATGCTTACCAGAATGCCTATGGGCAGCTGATGGGAATGTCTGGTGGTGGATTTGGCGCTCCTTTGGATATGGGCTACTAATGCGGTAACGAGCTATGGCTAAAGAAGACGAAGACGAAAAGAAGAAAGAAGAAGTAGAAGCTGCTACTGAAGAGGCTCCTACTGAAGAGGCTCCTACTGAAGAGGCTCCTACTGAAGAGGCTCCTACTGAAGAGGCTCCTGCTGAAGAGGGCATGGATGAGCCTAATGAAGAGGAGTCTGAGACTGCGCTTGCCAACCGAGAGGCTTTTAGGTCTGCGTTAAAAAATGAATTAGAAGCAGCAACTGAAGATATTCTAAGACGCACTGGTGGTGCGGGTACTGATGGTTTGTCTGATGCTAGTGGCGTACAAAATTTAATCAATCAACTAGCTGGTCAAATACAACAAGAACGAGCTGGAGCGGTTGAGCTAGCCAAACAAAAGCCCGGTGCTCCTGACCTTGCTGACCTTGTCGTAGCTTTATTGCCAGCAGCTATTGGTGCTGCAGTAGGTGACAGCAGGACTGCCCTTGCTGGTGCCGTTGGTGGTATGACCGGATTATCCGAAAGGCGGGCTAAGGAGCGTGAGGCTATCAGCGAAGAAATAAAGGCTAGAGAAAAGTATGCTCAGACACTAGAGGGTAGACTCACAAACTTACAAGGCAGGGTTGCCGTTGCGCTGGAAAACAGGATAGGTGGATTACCACACCCAGTCTTACAACAAATGGCTGATTATACGGTGAGTGCAGTTCAGGTGCAGCAAACCTTAGATTGGGTTAATAAATTCTTTCCGAACGATGAATCTCTTACCGATTATGCTGCAAGATTAAAAGACCAGTATCTCAACACTGGTTTAACTAACGCACAAATTTTAGCAAACCTAAAGGCTAATTTGAGATTGGCTTTACAGGCTAGCATCAAAGGTATTCCGAGTAATGCGGACCAAAAAATCATTGATAAAATCCTATCGGGCGGTGCCACGATTGAGGGAATTCAGCAGTTCCGAAATGCCTTACAAAACTCAGTGCGAAGAATTACCTTAGAAGCAAATACCATTGGTGAAGCTTATAAAAGGTTTCAACGTGGGGAAGCCATGACCACTGAATATATCCAAGAAATGGCGGGTCGTGTGCCGATTGCTGGCATTGAAACGCCAGAAGATGAAGAGAAGCAAAAGAAAGAATCGGCTAAGGAAGTGCAGCAGAGGGAAGTTGGTACCGTTTCTCGAGATGGAATAATTTTGTTCAAAAGACCTAATGGGGTTATGTCAGAAGCCTCAATAGATGCTCCTTGGTTGTCAGAGTTTTTGAACTTGCCAGAAAATGTTGATGCTATGCGAGACATGCAAAGTGGCAGAATCAGTTCACGTAATAAGTTAGCATTTCAACAACGCTTGAATGAGCATGTTGCTAAAACGCTAGCAGAGATGCAGACACAACAGAGCACGAATACACAATAAAGGAATACCATGGCAGACCCCACAGAATTATCAAATGAAGCCACTGAGGTTAAATCAGATTTGTGGCACAAATTATTTGGTGACCAACCAGTTCCGACTCAAGAAGAAGTTACACAAGCGCTAACAACGCCGTCGGATGAAACGGAGGAGGACAGAACTGCTAGGTTACTCGGGATTGTACCAGCAGATGTCGCAGAGCCAATCTTAGAGAGGCAGAAGGAAGCAGAGTACCAAAGGTTCATCAGTGGTGTTGCAGAACCATCAATGACCGATGCTGGCACTATTGAGCTAGCAGCATCGGTAGCTGGCGGTGTTGGATTGCCTATGGCATTGGGAAGAAGATATGGAGGACCAATCCTGCGCGAATTAGGGACAGCTGCCATAAGCAGTGTCGGTTCTTCTTTTTCCGAGGAAGTAGCAAATAAAATCTTATCAGATTTGGGTCTACGCGAGCAGAAAAAATTAGTCGATAGGGGCGAAAGAATTGTTAGTAATACCTTCATCGACATGATGTTAGAAGGTGGGGTAATTGCTGCTGGTCGTTTGTCTGGTCCAATGAGGGAATTGGCGGACATATCCGAAATGGTTCTCAAACATTTTGACCCTGCAATAAACTTAACTCGCGCTTTTGTGGACGACATCGCTCAATTCAACAAGTCTATTTATGGTGGAGTTGGTGGCAATGCCTACACGGCAGTAGAAGCTTATCAGAAAATGAAAGAGAAATTACTGAACGATAGAAAGTTCCGTAATTTACCTACAGCTAAAATTTTTAGTGTTGTTGAAAAGAGGTTTAATGAGAGCCTAAAGGCTACTCAGGAGGGTCTAGACAAAACTATTACACAGGTGTCTGATAAAGTTAATAGCTACTACGAAGTGGCGGAAGGAAAAGCAAAAGGCGCACCGGGTGCGTTTTATCTTGCAGGTCGCACTGGTCGGGAAGCTCCACCTTCATTCGATTTCAAAATGTCCGAATTTAACTTCGAAGGACTTTACAAAGCGTTAAATGATAGAAGCATTGAAATGTTCGATGCGTGGAAAGCTAAGGGGCAGGACTCTTTAAAGGGAGCGATTGATACCGGAAGGGGCAACACGACTATTACCAAACGGGTTAGGGAAGAGATTGACAATCTTTATAAAAAATATGAACCGGACACTTTTGATTCCATGATTCTTGCTCAGAACGATGCTGCTGTCACAAAAAAGAAATTACGTAAATTGTATTTCGAACAGCGACAAGGTAGATGGACTAATCCAAAGACCAGAGCTAAAAAAGAGGCAAAAGTAACTGAATTAAAAGAGGACTTAGAAGTTTATGAAGCCAACATAGCTGATTTTCAATCTATATTAGATGACATCTCAATTCCAGCAGAGGACTTAATCAATATCCGACGAGGTATGGACCAGCTATCTAACTTAGATGCGAAGACAGCAGATACTAGCGTATCGGGTAGGCTATCATATGAGTCAATGCAGTTGTTGTCGAATAAGTTTCGAGAAACTCTTGGACGACGCATACACGAAATTGACCCTGACTTAGCTATTTCTTGGGCAAATATGAATGAGACGTACGGAGTTCTTAAGAGAGTTGAGCCGGGAGTTCGTCATAGAGCGCTACCTGACCAAGCTGCTGACAATCTCATACGGAGACCAGTCGGCGGAGTTGTCAGTGATTTTGTGTTAGGCATGTCGCCAGCAGGTGCATTTCGTGTTGGTATGGAAGATGTTGGAAGCAGAGCATCATTTATAAAGCCGATAGCAGCTGTTACATATAGAGGCGCAGAGGCAATGCGTCGTCCATTAGCAGCAGCTGCAGAATTAGGACCGGGTACTGCTAGTGCTATGTCTCGATTAATTACAGATGCAACCGATGTTGATATCAGACAATGGGCAGCTGATGTTATTAACAATGGAGCAGAAGCTGCATTGCAAACGCAAAAAACTGCCGAAGAAGAAGCTCGTGCTGCTCAACCGTTGCCATTAATAGACTTAAAGCAGGAGCGCAGAACACACATACTAAACGTACTGCAGGGAGCTAGTGACAGTTTGGCATATGCAAAGAAAAAGCTAATGTACAACAATGGAACGCCTACAGGTTCAGACAATGTTACTGAGATTTTTATAAGGGGTGCTGGCATAACCACACCGCCTGAGGAGGAGGAAGAAGAAAAGACTGAAACTCCAACAATAGAGATGGAAGATACTGGATTAGGTACTAAGAAGAGAAAGGTGCAGTGATGGCAGAAGAAGAAAAGAAGTCAGCTGTGGAACAGGTATGGGAAGAAAGCAACAAGACTGGCATCGACGGTCCTAGCCCTAATGCTACTAAGCTCATCAAGGAGTTTGAGACTTTCAAAACTGAGGCGTACGCAGCTACTGAAGGGGAGAAGGCAGATGGCAAGCTAACTATAGGCTGGGGGTCTACGCTAGACCTAAATCGTAAGATGATACAACCGGGACAAAAGATAGACAGGGAGACAGCTGAGAGGTTGCTAGGGCGTGACATGTTGGAAGCTTCTGATTTTGTTAAGAGAATGGTCAAGGTGCCTTTGAGTCAAAATCAGTTTGATGCTTTGGTTAGTCTTACTTACAACACTGGTGCTAAGAACGTTGCCAAGTCTAATCTCTTAAAGAAGCTAAATGCTGGCAAGTATGACGAGGCTGCTAAAGAGTTCTGGGATTGGAATAAGCAGACAGTGAATAAAAAAGACCCAAAGACTGGCAAGACTATAATAAACTCAAGGACTGGCAAACCTCAGACTATGAAGGTCACGCTAGATGGTCTTACTCATAGGCGAGTGATTGAGGAAAGCTTGTTTCGTGGGGAAGCTCCCAAACAAGTCAATGCTCGTAGACCCAAGAAGTTTCAGCATGTACGCGATGAGCCTTTCCGTACTGCTGATATTAATTTTGTTGGTGATGATAGTCAGAACGAGATACAACCTGCAGGAGTAACAAATGACGGAAGCAACGGTAACACAAGTCCAGCGTCTTAACTGGGCAGTCATACTATTCTTGACGTTGCACACTGCTGGTGCAATCTGGTGGGCATCTCGCATACAAGCTGGCTTCGATTACATGTCCCAGCAAATCGCAGAATTAAAATCAGAGCTACGAATTGTTAATCAAGATAGGTATACAGCAGTGGAAGCTCAGAAGGATACTCAGCTAATCTTGGAGCGATATAACATGCTCAATATCAGGATATCTCGACTGGAGAGTAAAATATTCAACGGGGCTAAACCGTAACGACACGAGAAGCAATGGCTTTCAATTCGTGCAACGGCACCACCACACCAGTGCTATGATACGTGGGGTTATTGCAAATCTTTTTATCATACTGCTTTAGCCACTGAGGAATTGTTTCTCGTAGAGTCAGCATATTTACAATGGCTGCGCGTTTCAAAGGAGGGATATAGTAAACTAACATTTGTGCAACTGAGCTATACGCCCAACCCGGCTTACCAGTATTACTATTTGATTCTATCTCGACAAAGATGCGCTTAGTTTCTGCAGCTCGTATGTCCGCTTTGTACTCCACGGTAAATCTTCGTTTAGGGGTGCCTTTAAAGATGAATATCCTATCGACCCCAAGTTTTTGCACCGTCAGCGGTACTATTGACACTCTAAAGAATTGCGAGAAATACCTGTCAAGAAGTTTTTCGTAGGATTCGCCTACTGTGAGTTGCGTTTCAAAATCATAGACTGACGGAACTTTGTGCATTGGCTCCTTTCAGATTTTAACCTACAATACGAGTGCTATTAAGCAAGATGTTGGTGCTCGTGGGGTAGGGAGCTATTGCTCTCTGCCCCTTTTTAATCGTCTAAAATATCTGAGACACTTTTAGTACTCCACAACTTACACGCCCAATATTTGGCTTTCGTTTTAGGACCCGGATTGTCGCAGTTATGACGAGCGCGGAAAGCTTTACGCGCTGCAGGGTTGTCTCGTCGTATCTCCATGTCAGGGTCACCAAACGTGACTTTGACTATGTTGCCCTTCTCATTCCGTACGTACACTTTGTACTTCTTGTTGCCACCTTCGTTACGCATAACTTTGTTAAGAGGTGGGTCTTTCTTTTTCTTTTTTTTATCAGCCATAGGTCACCTGTAAAAAGGTGGGAGGGTAGTCGAAAAAGGTTCTTGGGAGAAACTACTAAGACTCGACCCCCTCCCATAAATCACCACACCAGCCAGCCGAAGGCTCGTGCTAGTCCATAGTACACGTAAGCCTGTGCTTTCATCCAGCTACTATTTACTGTTGTAGCTTCTACGAGCATACGGCGGAGGAATAAGTCATCGACTTGCTTGCGCGTTAAGCTGCCGGCGTTATCATATAGAGCATCATGGAGAGTACAGGCAGGAAGCATAGGGTCTGTAGTCCCCAACCACTTGAAAATCTTGTCAGTAGCAAACCACCTATATCCACAGCGAATTTTATTGTCCCCCATCTCGTACCTCTTTTTTTATCTTATCCAACTCCGCCATTAATCGAACTACATTTTTCTTGAGGACCTGTACTGTGCTACCGTTTAAGCCATGACTATCCATGAGACGCTCTCTCGCAGCATTCAGCTCACGTTGAGTTTGCCTGTATTTTTCGTTATTCAATAACTCTTGAGATAAATTGCGAGTCGAACGCTTTCTAACAGTCCCCATACGTCCTCCTGCAGTATTCGCAAATCAGTATAGCATCTGCCACCTTGTGAGTGATGTGCAAGTCAGGAAAGAGCTGCTGCGCTTTCTGTTTGGTGACATTCTTGTCCCCCTTTGTCAGACAGCTGAGGCTTTTTTGCCACGTACTCGGAGCGACATCGTCAAAAGGAGTCCGTTGCGCTGTCAGTACTCCACGCAGAAAGCCATAGCCTCGTCCGAAGGTAAAGGTGCTCTTGACCCCTTGCTTCGGCATGGAATGAACCTTCTCTAATAGAGCAAATGCTTTACCTCTGCCGAAGTCCCAGAGCAGCTCGGCTACATCCGCTTCTGTATCTGGCATTGCCCACGCTTGCATCACCCCATCCGCAAAAACTGCAATGCCTCCATTCTTTCCCGGGTCTATCCCGATGATTTTGCTCTGTTCTCCCATGGTCGCTCTCCTTGTCGTAACCGTCGTAACCCTATCTCTATATAAGCCTCTTTGAGCACTGCGTAATCTTTGAAGTTTTTCTTATCAATTCGAGTCCAGTCATAACCTTGCGCCGTTAAGATATCCTCCCACTCCGTGCCAAACATAAGGTGCAAAAAGTCGACCTTATCAACATACCGCTCATTCAGTTGAATGCAGTTATCAATATGCGTATACTCGTGACGACCGTCAGCACGTTTGATGTAAATCACGTCGAACTCGCGCATCCACTCTTTATGCTCTTCAGTCACTATACTATCACAAGCGTCGTGCCGAATTGCCTTCTTGGTCACCTCCTGTTGCTTATCCTCATCGACGAAGCCCCAGCTCGAGACTAGGACAGAGCGTATATCGTCCTCTACTGTCTCGTCGACCTTACCACATACGAAAAGGTTCTCTCCGTGATGAGTAAGCAGTGTTTTAGCCCTGTCAGCCTGCTCTCTGAATGCTCTACACTGATAGTGTATGCCGTCTTTGTCACGTATAACGAACAGGCAATACTTATTACCACGCTGACTGACTCGCTCGGCAGGTTTTACCGTCAGCTTCCCTTCTAAAACTCTTTCCATTTGTTTCTCCCTTAATTCGACCTCGACCTCGACATCGCCCTAGACCACGACCACGACCACGCCCACGCCCACGACTTCGACCTCGACAACCACGACTTCGACCCCGACCTCGACCAAGAACTCGACCCCGACCACGACCACGACCACGCCCACGCCCACGACTTCGACTTCGACCACGCCCCAGACCACGACCACGCCCCCGACTGCGCCCTAGACCACGACCGCGACCACGCCCTTGACCACGACCCCGACCTCAAAGACGCTTCCAGCCCTCTTCTCATTATTGCTGCTGTCATATCACCTCCACCTCGACCAAGACCGCGACCCCGATTCCGACCTAGACCTCGACCAAGAACTCGACCCCGACCTCGACCACGACCACGACAACCACGACCTCGACCAAGACCTCGACCTCAAAGACGCTTCCAACCCTCTTCTCATTATTGCTGCTGTCATTACTTTTGTTCCCGAGGCAGTTCGTGCTTCCATTCAAAAACATCAACAATAGCACCAAGCGAAACTCGAACGAGTCCCTGTACTGGCTCTACCTCCGACAACTTGCCAGTTTTCAACGCATCGCTGAATCGTCCAGTATCTGCAATCCAAGCTGCATCAGATAAAGTGACAAAAGTATCTGAAACCGCTACTACCTTGCCTGTGTGATACATCGTCACTGTGCGAATAAATACGTTTTCACCAATTAACTCTCTCATGTAATTTTCTCCTAAAAAAACAGGGGAGCCACGGCTCCCCCTAAACACCTAAAACGGTATGTCGTCATCAGCTAGAGGCACATCGCGAACATCTTGCTTCTGCACACCCTCAGCCACCGTAGGTAGCACACCTTCGATGTTTGAGTACTTCGTGTCGCCCTTGTCGACGACAACCACTTGCAGCATGCAAAGCTTGCCAACGAGTCCCTCGATAGCTCTAAGAGCTGTCTCGTCCTTTGTTAGTGCGCCAGAGCTAACAGCAGCTGGGTCAAGAGCCTCTATCAACTTATAAAGCTTGCTCTTGTTAGGCTTGCTCGCTAGCGATGTGCTAGTAACGTACCGTCCAATTTGACCCGACTTCAGCTTGAAAGAGAACTTTAAAGCCTCCTCCATTTCTTCACTCTGGTATTTCTTTTTTTCACATTCCTCAACGGCGACCACTTTAGCAGAGTAAAGTCCTGTTGGAACTACATCGTCAAATGTTCTCCCACCTGCGCCAGTTGGTCGTTTTAGAGTTATTGATAGTGCCATTTCATCCTCCTATGGTTTTGGCTAATTCAATTACAAATATGTCCACAACTTAGACATCGGGTTAATTTAATGTTTTCATGTCGTGCTCAAAGGTCTTCAAATCCTGCAGAGCCTCCCAAGGCGTGAGAACAGCATCGTCTTCGTATGCGCTCCACATCATGTGGCAGCAGTACCAGTATTGCTCATCTGTCAACTCCTCTTCTGCAACCAGCTCAAAAAAGCTCTTCGGAAACGCACTTTTGAAGTCCTCAAAAGATAATGTCGTCATGCTCCACTCCTTTGCCCTGAGTAACCTCGTGAGGTTGTTTTTCATCGTCATTATTCACCTTGCTCCGTATTAAATCACTTAGCCATAACGCCTCTTCGTAATCTTGAGGCACAATCTCATCAATCATTGCACACCTCCTCACCCTTGCCATCTAATATCGCATTCCAGCGAGCGCGACGAGCTTGATAACGCTCTTCGAACGCTATCCAAGCTTGGACATGCTGTCCTGCAGTCCACTCTGGATGTACTTTGACGCTAGTACGCAAGTACTCGAGCATATCCTGCCCTGATGTAACGTTAAGAATATCGAACATATTACTTCACTCCCAAGTTAACTTTAGTCTTTAGCTCACAGCCCTCTACTCGCTCTCCTGCGCTTAGAGCTTGCTTAAGAGCTGTCTTGTCAGCTGCTACTGTCAGCCTTTGATACTGCTCAGGCAGCAGCTGAGGGTTACATGTGACCTCCACGGAGGTACTAGAACGCCACTGAAGCTTATGACGTGCTGATTCGTACTTCTCTCGCTCGTCGAGCTGCATCTGGAGATATCCAGTCAGGCTCTTAGCGCGGTTAGCATACACTCGTGCACGCTCAGCGAGTACATCAGCTTCAGCTTTACATGCTGCAGCTAGAGCTTGCTGCTCTTTGATGTACGCACAAACATTCTCGATTTTCTCAGCTCGCTCGAGCTGGAGGGACTCCCAAGTATCTTTAAAGGCTTCTTCGTCCAATTCAGGACGTGCAGCTAGCAATTGTAATAACTCTCCATTGATATCGTATAGTGTGCCCATATTATTGTCCTCCCTGTTCTCTCTTACGCCGAAGTGCCTCAGTTGTGTGTGAGACAGCTACTCTCCGTGCCTCAGCCATTAGCTCATCACCTGTACGAGTCTCATCGACTGACTGAGTCACGGTGACTGACAGCAGCTCATGCTCATACTGAGCGAGAGTGCGTTTTATTTCATAGGTAACAGTGCTTACTTGCATCATATCCTCCCAAGATAAGTTTTGATATGCTCTGAAATTATCATAGCAAGAGTCTTGAGTCAACCCTTTTCATGTGATAAAAATAGGCTCATGGAACAAAAAAAACACGAAGATTGGAAAATCGGAATCAGAGCAGGTAGTTATCACCCCTTCTGGAGTGACCTTTTAAGAGATTACAAGGGCTCTGCAGGTGATTTAGCGCTGTTGTCAGGGTATTCGTACCGTAATCTCAACAAATTGCTTAAAAAAGAGCTTAGTTTAGTGCGTGTGTCTGAGGTATATAGGATAGCGAGAGCTGCAGAAGTTGATTTAGACCTTTTTTATGGGCTTTTACATCGGTATTTCTATGTCTGACTTGCTGCCAGAGAGCCACAGACGAATGTTACAAGCTCTTTTGGTACGGGCGTTAAAAGACCTACGCGACGAGCGAAGAGACGTGCGTTTAGACGCCGTTAAATGGCTCTTCTGTGACGATTTGAGCGAATTTAGCGTTACGGCAGTCTGTGACCTGCTGTCACTGCAAAAAGAGGCTCTCCGAGACTTTATCTTGACCAATTTTGACACGGCGCAGAGAATCACTGGGAGAATCGGGTCTGGGCGCGCGGTCAAGTTATCCGATATTGATAGCTACTTATTGAGGGACGATATAGATGAAGATAGTTGATATCCTCCGCGAGCGCGGTCAGACCCACGGAGACTTCACGCTCGAGTCTCGCGCGGTCAGGAGCATAGTAGCGGAGCTGGAAGCCTTGCCGAGTTGGTACGACCTACCAGAGACCACACAGCACGCAGTCTATATGACTATCCTTAAGCTAGTACGCGCGGTTAACGGCGGAGACCCGACAGGAGACAGCATAGCAGATGCTATAGGGTACCTTACCCTTGCTCGCGCGCGGTCAGTCGCTGAATAGTCATATGGGCGCGGTCAGTTATTAGCACGTCATAATGTACCTCCCGTACATGTTTAAAACTATGTTTCTGCTACAGGCAGCAAGCAGCAGAGCACTACGCAAAAATTGCATAGCACTCCGCATTATTTTCATAGTGTTTTCTGTTTAGAGGGACACAGCAAAAGAGCCGACCTCACTTGCTTGAATAGTGCCTTTCCCTTCGCTGTTCCTAGCGTTTTTACGTTTCGGGAGTTTATACCGTAGCCCGACTATGACCCCTCTCTCATCCAAGAATCTTAGGTCATGCACATCCCCATCGATTACTTTATAACCCTGATAGGTCTCTGGCAATTGCTCACCTTTTTTTAGGTCGAAACATACTGCAACTGAAACCCCTCTCTCTAGTAGCATCTCGCACGCGCGCCAGTTTTCACCAGAGAAAGAGAAGGTCAAATGGTAGTCCTTAAGACCGTGCCTTGCCACATATTCCGGCAAGCATCGACCTGCCAATTTTGTATAATCATAGAACCGCGTGTTCTGGTATAGTCGCATTAATTCTTTAAGCGGTTTCCCGTTCTTGCGTGCTTCGAAAGGTACGTCGCTTGTCCCATTTAGTCGCACGCTATGCCCCATGCCGTTTTTAAGAGCCTTGCGTGCCCCACGTGCTATTTCTTCGCTCACTCCTGTCCAGAACAGTAGAGGTCGAAAACGAAAGAGTAGCGTTCTTGCCATAGTCGCTTTAATACCGCTCGAAAGTCCTAGCTGTCCGCTAGCGTTTAAGCATACAAGAGCGCAGGCATCACTCTTCCCGGCGCACAGTTCCATCCCTGAAAGGTCTGAAGGTGCAAGATATAGCATCTGAGAGAGATAACCGTAATCCAGCCCCTTGATGGTCTTGGTACTACTCTCTGTTAGTAGGTAACCTACACTCACGTTCCTATCAGGGAATAGCTCTTGAACGTGCTTAGGGAGTACTAGGTACTCTCTTTCCGTTAACTTGAATGAATATTTCATAGTGTTCTCCCATTAAAAAAATAGACTCCCTTAGTCTCTCACATGTACATTTTAGACACAATAGAATAGTGCGTTTTATCGAGAAAAAGACCTTGCTTTCCCTCTAGAATTCAGATAGAGTCCTCTCTGTTACGTTGGAACTACTTTTTCAGCGTAACATTATGAGCGCGGGTAGAGGGATGAGGGTATGATACGCAGTTATCGCGGTACGATATCGAGAGAGATTGATAAAATTATGAACCCCACTAAAGTATATCGCGGTACTGATATTCCTGAAGAGATACGAAAGAAATTAGAACAGAGAGAAAACAAAAAAAAACAGACCGAAAACGGTGAGTCTTTCGAAACACCGCGCTTCCGGTCTGCTAAATAATTGCCTAGTACCTTTCCAATTAATTAAAAATTACCGCCCTAGGCGAGTAGCTCTCTTTACGGTTTCTACCTTGCCAATAGTCGCAATGGCTCTCGACTAGAGAGTAGGTTATTCCCTTCTCTTTTAATGCCAGTAGCAATTTACTCGCGTCCGAGTCCTCTTCCAAGAAGTAGTAACGTGAATCCTGATAGCTAAAATGGCTTATACACGCGGTTAGGTCCAAGTCCCATACTATCGAGTGAGGTACTCTCAACCACCCGTGACCAGAGTCTTGAATATACTTGAACGTGTAGTGTTTATGCATCGTTTTCTCCCATATATATATATACGCGCGGCCAGTTCTACCGACTGCGCTAAAGTATCGGGTTTCAATTAACCCCCAGAACCTCTCACATACAGAGAGAGAAGCTCTGGGGAGTAACCACTCCCTTATTCCCTCTCTCTGTTAGAACCAAGTAGCGTCCTCTAATACTTCTCTACGGTAATCAACGTCACCCGTCCAACGTACTAGCATAGGGGCATTATCCCACCATTCGTCCTCTCTCTCTTCATCGAAACGATGTGACCAATTGGTGCTTAAGGTACGATATACTTCATAAGCTTCATCTTCATCATCACTCTCAAATATGATGATGGGTGAGTCTTTGAAGCGGTGATTCCGAACAGAAACATAAAACTCCATAATCTTCTCCCAAAAACAGTCACTATCGACTACATAGAGAAGGTACCACAGCCTGAGTCATATGTAAAGTCTGTTCATGTAAAAAGGTGAAAAAAATGTAAGTATCCGGAAACATTGTTTGAGATAGCCCTACACAAAAATTTCATAGCAAAACCCTACTCTCAGACCCAAAACCCCGAACATCTTCTCCAATCGAGAAACATCTCCTTGGTATGCCAAACAGTATGGCATGCCTAACTGCATTTGCTCGGTATGCCTAACAACTTCTCGCCCCTAACAGCATCTCCTTGGGTCTAACAGCATCTCCTTGGAGTGAGAAGCATCTTCTCTCAGTAAGGAACATCTGTTCGGTATGCCTAACTAACCAGCCAGTAGGTAGCTAGGGGGGGGTAGGGGGCGCCAGCGCGGGCGCGCTCACCCCCGTATCCCCACATCCAAATTTTTTTTAATTTTCGTTTTGATGTGTGTGGTGTAGTTTA